CCAAGTTCAAATTCAAGTAGAAGGGCAGGTCATATAATGGTAAAAACTGCGACAAGCTATAAAGCTAAATATACTAACTTGGCAACGGCTGCAACGTTCACACAAAACTTAACTAACAATTCTATTTTAGATGTACCAACCGTTTACGAAAACTATTATGCTGGTGGAAATAAGTTAGAAATAATAATTAATATTTTAGGTACTGACGTAACTGTTTGGGAAAGTAATTTTAAACCCTTTGAACTTTGCCGATATACGCCTGTTTTATGCGACTTTGTAAACCGTTACGGATGCTGGCAAAGAACGTGGTTTTTCGCTGCGTCTAACGATACCTTTAGCGTTGAAAATACTGAATACAATTTAATGCAGTCAACGTTTCCTAATTACAATACTTTAGAAGGTCAACGTAAGGTGTTTAATACAACTGCAAAACGAAGTATTAAAGTAAACACGGACTGGGTAACTGAAAGCTACAATGATTTGTTGGAGCAGCTAATGACAAGCGAACGAATATTACTTAATAGTTTACCCGTAAAAATGAACACGAAGTCAACGGAACTATTCAAGAATATAAATCAAAAAATGATTAACTATTCTTTAGAGTTTGATTTTGCTTTCAATGCTATTAACAACGTAATATGAGACAAGTACAAGTATATATTGAAGGACTTAAGATTGAACTATTTGAAGACGAACAAATTAACGTTACGTCAAGCGTTCAAAATATTAACGATATTTCAAAAGTATTTACTGACTTTTCGCAGTCGTTTACCGTACCAGCTTCAACGGTTAACAATCAAATATTTCAACATTTTTATCAAACGGACGTAGACGGAACTATTGACCATAATATAAGACGAAACGCCTTAATAGAAATTGACCTAACCACTTTCAGGCGTGGTAAAATTCAGATTGAAAAGGCGAACATAAAAAACAATCATGCTGAAAACTATCAACTAACATTTTACGGTGAAATACGAACGCTCAAAGATTTGTTTGGCGAAGATAAATTGAACTTATTAGATTTAAGTTCTTTTGAGTTTGCATATACGGGAACTCAAATATATAATAGAATAACGGACTTAACAACGGATTACGATGTACGTTATCCTTTAATTGCAAGTAACCGAGTTTGGGAATATAGACAAGGCACTGAAAACGTTACACAAAACGCTCATGCAATACAATACGATGAGTTATTTCCAGCAATTAAAATAAGTAGATTATTTCAGGCAATTGCAAACGATTACGGGGTTACTTTTACGGGAACTTTTCTAAGCGATTCACGATTTAACCAAGTATTTTTGTACGGTAAAAACACGAACGAATATACTTTTTTAACTGAAAGTACAGACGTAGTAATAGACCAAGTAACAGCAACGGTAATAGGGGATAACACTTTACCAAACCCAGGCGATTTAACATATACGGATATTTACCAAGACGAAATAAATGTATTATTTGCACAAGACGTTCAATTTAGTGTTATTAGTTTTCAAGTATTAAATCAATCAGCGGTTGGAACTTGGTATATTGACGTATTTCAAGACGGTAATTTTTATCAATCTATTGAAGGAAACACAACGGGCGTTTTTGGTAATGTAAGTTTTCAAAATGTTTCAGGATTAGACACAACTTTGACTTTCAAAATGAAAGCCACTGCTCCTATGAATATTGATATGTTAATCAATTACCAAATAACGGGAGTAAACGGATTAAGTAATTACGCACAAATAAGCACGGTACAAACTGTATTAGCTGGTAACGTAAGCATTAATTCTACTTTGCCCGATATGAAGGTATCGGATTTCTTTTCAGGCGTTTTAAAAGAATTTAATTGTACTTGCGTAGCTACTTCAGAAAACACTTTTGAAATACTACCTTTAGAAGATTGGTATAGTCAAGGGGCTATTGTAGACATTACACAATATACCGATATTGATTCAATAGATATTGAACGCATTAAACTTTATAAAAAAATAGCGTTTAAATATCAGCAATCCGAAAGTTTTGTTAACCGTAATTTCTTTAAAATAAGTAACTCGGAATACGGAAACATGGAGTATCAATTTGCCTACGATGGCGATGAGTATGCAATAGAAGTTCCGTTTGAAAATTTATTATTTGCACGGTCAACGCATTCTTCAGGCGACTATGCTATTTTCGGTTATACGCTAAATGAAAGCTTTAACGCTTATACACCTAAACCGATGCTGCTTTATTTGTACGGTGAAAGCAATGATTTAAGCGCACACCCTATTAAATTTTACGACGGTACTACGTATCAGGATATAGATTCATTTGCTTTATTTGGTCAAGACCTTACTTACCAAAATACGAAATATAGTTTAAACTTCGGTGCTGAAAATTCAGTAATACATTTAGAAACAATACAACAAGGTTTATATGCTGAATATTATTTTCCGTATTTAGTTAACTTGTTTAATTTAAAAAATAGATTAGTCAACGTTAAAACGAACTTACCTATTTCTTTACTGACTAACTTACAACTAAATGACCGTCTTATTATAAGAGATAAAAGGTACATTATAAACGAAATGAAAAGCAACTTAACTACAGGTCAAGTAGATTTTAGTTTGTATTTAGATTTCAGACCTTTGACAAGTGGTAAACCTTACGTTCCGTCTTTTGATGCTCAATGTTTAAATGTTCCTATTAACTTCGTTAACGGTGCGGTAAGCGCTACTATTACAACAACTTTTGGAGGTGTTACAATTACACCAAGCACAATAACGAGCAGTCAAACAATAGTTGTTTGTATTCCTGAAAACACGAACACGCCATCTTTTATTTTAGCTGAAAATTCAGATGTTTTAATTACTGAAGAATTTCAAAACTTAATAACGGAAAATTCAGCGGTGCAAGTTATAACTTTAACAGTTACGTACACTTTAAGCAACGGACAACAAGTAGCAAATCAAATTCAAATATTACAACAATGATTCAACTAATTTTAGAACTATTAAAAGCGGATGACTTTTACGGAGTGAGTGAGATAGTAGACGTAGCGAAAGGAAAACACGAACTAACGGACAATATTAAAAAGATTTATAAACAAGAAAAGCGTAAACAATGGCTGAAAAAAGAACGATTGAATTAGAAATACAAGACAATAGCAAAAGTTTAAAAGCGCAATATAGGGAAGCCGTACAAGAACTTCAAAAACTTTCTGCGACATACGGTGAAACAAGCGAACAAGCGGTAAAAGCCGCAAGGGCAGCCGCTGAATTAAAAGATCAAATAGAATTCAGTAAAGACTTAATCAAAGGTTTTAACCCTGATGCTAAATTTCAAGCTGTTGAGGGTGCTGTAAATGGCGTAATGAATGGCTTCCAAGCGTTTACGGGTGGTATGGCTTTATTAGGTGTTGAAAGCGACAAGGTAGAAGAAGCACTTTTGAAAGTACAAAGCGTAATGGCTTTAACGCAAGGTATTAATGGAGTAATGCAAGCTGGCGATGCTTTCAAAGTTTTAGGTGCAAGTGCTAAGGCTGCGTTGAGTGGAATTAGAACGGGTATTGCTGCGACGGGAATAGGTTTATTTGTTGTTGCATTGGGTACTGTTGTCGCATATTGGGACGATATTAAAGCGGCCGTTAGCGGTGTTTCAGACGAACAAAAACAACTAAATAAAGAATCATCAAAAAATGCCGCTACGGCTAAAGAAACATATGAAAGTTTTGAGTTACAAGAAAATTCATTAAGGTTACAAGGCAAAACTGAAAAGCAAATACTTAAGTTAAAAATAGATAAGTTAGACGCTTCAATAAAAACAACTGAAGCAGATATTGCAAGACTTGAAAAAACGTCAAAATTAGAAATAGCAGCTGCGGAACGTAACCAAGAATTTGCTAAAAGTATTATTCGTCTTGGGTTAGAGGGTTCTGTGGCTCTAATGAGGGCGTTGGTTTTGCCTTTAGATGCTGTTATATTAGCGGCTAATTCAGTTGCTGAGGTATTAGGTATTACTTCTATTCAAGTTCCTTATATAAATGGCTTGCTGACAGATTTAACAACGGCTGGCGCGGATTTTTTGTCGGGTTTATTATTTGATCCAGCTGCGGTAAAAGCTGAAAGCGATGCGACTATAAAAGAAGCAAAACGTGGTTTAGCACAAATGAAGTCTGATAGGCAAGGTTTTGAATTACAATTAAAACAAGACGACCAACAAAACACGCAAGACCGTGTAAATACAGAAAGGGGCGCAGCACAAGAGCAAATAGATATTACCCGTAAAATGGAAGAAGAAAAAAACCGTTTGATGGAAGAAGGGCGTGCAAAAGATTTAGATGCGTTACGAATAAAATATAAATACGAAAAAGAAGAAGCTGATAAAAACTTAAAAGAAAATAAATTAAGCAAAGAAAATTACGACAAGTTAATAAAACAACAAGCTGAAAGTTTAGAGCTTGATACCAAAGCTATCAATGACAAGTACGATAAAATAGAAAAAGACGCACGAGATTTAAAGTTAAAAGAACAAATAAAAGCTGAAGATGCTGCATGGTTAGAATTACAAAAGGCTCGCAACTCACAACGTGAACAAGAATTACTTGATTTACAATTAGCCTTTGATGCAAAAATAGCAGCGGCAAACGGTAACGCAGAAATAGAAAAAGCTATTACCGATAAATTTAATAAAGAATACGCTGCTATAAATAAAAAATATGCTGACGCAGAAAAAGAAGAAAAGAAGAAAAAAGACGATGAAGAAAAAGAACGAATTAAAAAGTTAAACGAATATAGAGTACAAGCGGCGCAAGATTCTTTACAAGTCGTTTCAAACCTTGCTGAATTATTTGCTGGTAAAAGTGAAAAACAACAAAAGAAAGCGTTTCAAGTTCAAAAGGCGGTTAATATAGCAACTGCGGTAATAGACACTTACAAAGCGGCAAACGTAGCTTTAGCAAGTTCACCCCCACCGTTTAACTATATTGCAATGGCGGCTGCTATTACGGCTGGTTTAGTCAACGTGAAAAAAATAGCTTCGCAAAAATTTGAGTCAAGTAGTACAACACCAAGCGGTGGTTCAAACGCACCAACTGGAGCTGCGCCTATGACTGCGAATTTTAACACAATCGGATCAAGCGGTATTAATCAACTTGCACAATTACAACAAACACCAACACAAGCATACGTAGTTAGTGGCGAAGTAACAAGCGCACAAGCCTTAGATCGAAATAGAGTACAAAACGCAACATTATAAGTTAATGAGATATGGCAAAAGTTGAAATAATAGAATTACTGATTGACGAGACAAAAGAAGAAATGGGTATTAATGCCGTTTCGGTTGTTGAAAGTCCAGCGATTGAAGAAAATTTTGTGGCACTACAAAAACACGAAGTAGAACTAAAAGAGGTCGATACTGAAAAGAGAATCCTGATGGGTGCGGCTTTGGTGCCTAATAAACAAATTTACCGAAGAAACAAGGACAAAGAATATTACATTTACTTCAGTGAGGATACGGTACGCAAAGCAAGTGAATTGTTTTTAATGCGCTCAAATCAAAACAACGCTACGTTAGAACACGAACGCAAAATGTTAGACGGAATGAGTGTAGTTGAAAGCTGGATAATTGAAGATGAGAAACAAGACAAATCAGCAAAATACGGATTCAATTTACCTAAGGGAACTTGGATGATTTCAATGAAAGTAAACAACGATGATGTTTGGCAAAAGGTAAAAGATGGCGAAGTAAAAGGATTTAGTATTGAAGGTCACTTCGTAGACAAGTTCGAAATGAGTTTACAACAAAACGAAGAGGATGAAATAATAGCATTCCTAAAAGAAATACTGGATACTAAATTAGAAACGTATAACGACTATCCTAAAGAGGCAAGCGAAAACGCGAAGATAGCATTACGCTACGCTGAAGAAAACGGTTGGGGTGACTGCGGTACGCCTGTAGGAAAAGCACGTGCCAATCAACTTGCAAACGGCGAAAACATAAGTAGAGAAACAATTTCTCGAATGGCTTCATTTGCACGTCACAAAGAAAATTCACAAAAGGAATTAGGGGATGGATGCGGTCGTTTAATGTGGTTAAGTTGGGGTGGTGATGCTGGCATTGAGTGGGCGCAAAGAAAGTTAGAACAAATAGATAATAAATAAATGAGAACAGCAAGTAAAGTAAGTCCGCGTGGTGGTAAACGTGGGTGCCTATGTAAAGACGGAAAATACCACAAAGATTGTTGTGACGGTAGTTTAGAAGCACAAGGAATAGGTAAAACAGCGAGTGTAACGCCACAAAATGTAACGATAACAGATAACAACGGAGTACGCACGATAGTACGGCAAAACGGCTAAAAAAGGAACAAGTAAAAATTTTAAAAGTTAATAAGTTATGAATACACTAAAAACAGTTTTTGGAAAATTATTCAAAGAGGAAACACAATTGGCTTCGCACGAAGTTGAATTGAGTTTAATTGAAGATTTTAAAAGCAATAAAGCTATTGCAACATCTTTAATTAATGAAATTTTACAAAAAGATTACCCTAATCTTGTAAAACAAACAAATGATGCAAAAGATAAAATGAGAAAAGCTATAAACTTGGTTACTCAATTATCTAACATTAATTCAGGTCTTGATATAAAATTTAAAGAATTAGGACTTGATTGGAGAAAAGATGAAAATTACAAAGGCTTTAATCAGCTTTTAAAAGACGAAAAAACAGTATTTGATATTTTAAATAAATTAAAATAAATAAAAATGAAAAATAGCCTAATCAATCAAATCAAAACTTTACTTGGAATGGAAGTAAAACTTGAACAAATGAAACTAATGGATGGCGTAACAGTTCTTGAAGCTGATATGTTTGAAGCTGGTAACGAAATTTTCGTAGTAACGGAAGATGAACAAAAAATACCCGTGCCAGTAGGTGAATACGAAATGGAGGACGGTCGTATGTTAATCGTAGTTGAAGAGGGAATTATTTCTGAAGTAAAAGAAAAGGTTGAAGAAGAAGAAGAAGTAGAAGTTGAAGAACCTATTGAAGAAGAAGCGAAAAAAGAACAAGAAATGGAAACAGTTAAAAGCGCTCCTAAAAAAGTAGTTGAAAGCACAATTAAGGAAAGTTTCTTTTCGGAAATTGAAGCATTGAAAAAAGAGAATGAAACGTTAAAAGCTGAATTAAGCAAATTGAACGAGGTTAAAGAAAACGAGGTAGAACTATCTGAAGAAGTTAAACCAATTTCTTTTAACCCTGAAAACGAAAACAAAGTTGAGTCTATAAAATTTGCGTCTAAAAGACCACGTACAATAATGGATTCGGTTTTAAACAAACTAAATAAGTAATAATTTAAAAAACAATAAAAAATGAGTACAACATTAACAAGTATCTCAAATGATTCTTTACGTCAAGTAGGTGTAATTGAAACATTGACAGGTGCAACAACTT